AATTCAACTAAAAACTATTTGAGTGATGTTGTAGATGCTATAGGGATAGTTGGGACAGGTCTTCAGAATAGAATAGAGAAAAATGTAAATAATAGAAAAGTTGACAATAGCGTTGTACCTTTTATTGAATCTGGAGAAGTTTTATTTGTTGCAACAAATCTAAAACCTAATGACGATTTTTGGGCATTTTTTGATGAATTGGACGTAACAAGTAATGTTACTTTTTGTAATAAAATTACAATAAAAGAATCAAATGATACTTCAAAAGTTTATATTGATGGAATTTATGACGGGGAAACTATAACTGGCCCATCTGGTTCTGCAAAAGTTATTAAAAATTTAAATGACGGAACTGGCAGCATGTATGTTAAGATTTTGTCAGGTTCATTCTCAGAGAATGATGTAATATCAGGAAGTGTTTCAAATAGTATTTTCTCGACTGTAAACACTTCAACTTTAATGGCTGAACAAGATAGTACAGGAAATTTTTATATCGGAAAGTCAGATAGTGTAGGAACACTTTGCGGAACTTTTACAATTCCAAGTACATCTTCCAGTAAGTTTAGAACAGGTCAAAGACTTTTTAGATTAGTAAACAATGATGAGAATACTTTAAGTCCAACAGGAACTCAATCAACTCCTCTATCTCTTGCTGAAAATTCTTATACCTCTCAAGGTATAATGGAAGACCCTGAAAACTTTATATCTTCAACAAGAATGCCTTTGATTAAAAGGTCTAATATATGTGATATTTTATCTGTTTCAAGAGATCCTTTATCAAGAGAGTTGAATTCACTTAGGAGATGTTTGGATTGGAGAGATCCTTTATCACAAACTTTTATTGTTGATTTAGCTTCAAATAGAAATGGAATATTTTTAGACTCAGTTGACTTATATTTCAAGTCCAAGGATTCTAATCTTCCTGTTAGCATAGAAATTCGACCAACTTCAAACGGATTCCCTTCAACTTCTGTTGTGCTACCTTTTTCCGAAGTTATATTGAACCCTTCTCAAGTTAACACTTCTGCGGGCCCAGATCCAGAAAATAATTTCACAAGATTTTCTTTTGATGCTCCAGTTTATTTGAAACCAGGAGAGTATGCTATAGTTGTAAGAACTAATGGTATTGAATATGATTTATGGTCAGGTGAGGTTGGAGTTCCTATCTTAAACACTGACGGAACTTCTGATAACACTAATCAGAAAGTTACCAAATTACCTCTTATTGGAAGTTTATATTCCTCTCATAATTCCGGTGTTTGGGAAAAAGTTCCAAATGAGTCTATAATGTTCAGAATTAATAAGTGTGAATTTGAATCAGACAATTCAACTAAGGTATTAAATTTGAAAGCAAGTTCTCCTTCAGAACCTAAGAATTTTAGTTTGTTTAAGTTTAATGTCTCAATGTTAAAGAATTTTTACAATTTGGATAATCCTAAATTTTCTTATAAGTTTATTTCTGACGCAAGTCCATCTTTCGTTCAATTTCACGAAAATAGAAATGTTGAATTTATAACCGGAGAAAAGTCTTTTTCGCAAACTCAGGACTTTGAAATAAAATCTGAGTTTTCAATTCCAACTTCAAATCTTGATGTCTCTCCAGTTTTTGATATGGAGAGGATGAGTGTTATAACAGTTCAAAATAAAATAAACAATTCCCTACTTTTAGAACCTACTAGTAGCAACCCTAAAACTGAAGTTTGTTATATTTCTAAACAGGTGAATCTAAAAACTCCATATCAATCTAAGGATATAAGAGTTTATTTGGATATGTATAAAACTGTTGAGACTGGGATATCCGTTTATTATAAAGTTGGAAATATAAATGACCAAACTCCTTTCAGTCAAAAAGATTGGTATTTGATGACTCAGATAACCCCTGACTACATTTTCTCTGAATATAATAATGATTACAGGGAGTTTGTTTTTGGGAATGCGGCTGGAGTTAATTTAGATGGAGCAAGTAATTTTGATACTTATGCTATTAAAATAGTAATGTCCTCAACCAATAAAGCGAAAGTACCTAAAATCAGAAATCTAAGAGCAGTTGCCCTTCAAGAACCTGCAGGTGTATAACTTATAAATATATTTGATGCGAGACAAGTTGAATCCTTTATCGTTTTAAAAGAAAACATTCTTATATTTTTTATGTCTTATTTTTTAGCACTTTAAGAAGTTTTCAGTCTATTAATTTTTAAAGATAGTAGATTTGAACTTGCATAAGGAACGACAAAGCATGGTATGGCTACCAATATACTTTTACAAATCGTTCGGGTCTGGTAGGACTAAAGCGGAAATATATTTGAGGTTTCGCCAATTTTTGTTTTTATAAAGGAGTGGGTATGGCTAACCCTACAAATAGAGAAGAACTGAAACAGTTTTGTTTGAGAAAACTTGGCAAACCTGTCATAGAAATAAACGTGGCTGATGAACAGTTAGAAGATAGAATTGACGATGCTCTAAAAATGTATCACGATTTTCATTATGATGGTATTGAGAGAGTTATAATCAAACATGAATTAACTCAAACTGAAATATATCACAATGAGTGATTCCGTTATTTCTATTGAACTAATATTAGATTTAAACACTGGCAGTTCAACCGAAATTCTTTTTGATGCCGAATACCATATGAACTGGGATGCTTTATATTCCTCAAGTTCAACTCCTGCAAGTCTACAACATTATGTTGCAACGAAAGAAAATGTAAATCTGATTAATGAATTATTAAACGGCAAAAAACCTTTGAGATATAGAAGACATACTGACAAACTTCATATTGACATGAACTGGGACGATGTTGCCGTTGGAAACTACATTGTAATTCAAGCTTATCAGATAATAGACCCAACTTCCTACACTCAAGTTTGGGCAGATAGATGGTTAAGGGAATACACAACTGAACTTTTTAGAGAACAGTGGGGTCATAATCTCAGTAAATATTCTGGTGTACAAATGCCAGGAGGTGTAACTTTTAACGGTGGTGAAATTTTATCAGAAGCACAAACAAGACTGAGAGAACTTGAGGAAGAGTTGAGGAACACCTATGAAGAACCTCCAACTTTTTACATGGGGTAATCATGGCAACTAATCCTTATTTCAATAAAAACTATTCTTCACAATCAGAACAAGACCTGTATGACGATTTAATGGAAGAGTCGATCAAGATTCACGGTATTGATGTTCAATATCTACCAAGAGAGATTCAAAAAATAGATTCTGTATTTAAAGATGTTGAAGTTTCTCAATTCACTACAACTCATGAAATTGAGATGTTCATAGACAGTGTTGAACAGTTTGGCGGTGAAGGTGACTTCTTATCTAAGTTTGGTGTTGAGATTCGTGACACATTAGAACTGACTGTAATGGTTAACAGATTTCAAACTCTTAACATAGGAAGACCAAAAGAGGGTGACTTGATTTTCTTTCCTTTCAATAAGCAACTTTTTGAAGTTATGTTTGTTGAAGATGAGCAAATATTCTACACTCTTGGTAAAAAGTTTGTGTATAGATTGAAATTGGAACTTTTTGAATATTCCAATCAGATGATTAACACTGGTATTGAAGACATTGACAATATTCAATATGAAAATGCTTATTCGATAGAACTTACAACTACAAACGGAACAGGTGACTATGTTGTAGGTGAAAATGCTTTCCAAGGTACTGACTTAGCTTCTGCTACTGCAAAGGGTAGAGTTGCATCATGGGCAAATAACACTTTAGAACTTATTGATGTTGTTGGTAAATTCGTTGAAGGTGTAAATGTAGTTGGCGATGCTGGAGCATCTTATGAGATAGATTTACCAGACAGTTATGAAGATGTTGAACTTGATATGCCAAACGATCCATTATCTGACAATCTTGACTATGAAAAAGAAGCAGATGAAGTAATTGACTTTTCAGAAAATAATCCATTCTCAGAAGAAGATTATTAACAACCCTTATAAATATATTTGTTATGGCTCTATATAATGAATATTTCTACCACAAAACTATTTTCAAAAGTGTTGCTACTTTTGGAACTCTTTTTAATGATATAACTGTAAAAAGGAAAACATCTTCCGGCAATACTGTAAAAGAACTGAAAGTCCCTTTGTCTTATGCCCCAAGAGGTAAATTCCTTGCTAAAATTCAAGCTCAAAATGCTGATGGTACAGTAAACAAGAAAACTGCTATCACTCTTCCAAGAATAAGTTTTGAAATGACAAGTTTCTCTTATGATTCAGAGAGGAAATTGAATTCTTTAGGGGTTCGGTACAATACAACTCAGTCGGGAACTGAGAAGTCTATGCATAATCCAGTTCCTTATAATATTGGATTTTCACTGAACGTTTATGTCGAACATTTTGATGAAGGTTTACAAATTATAGAGCAAATAGTTCCTTTCTTCAGTCCTTATTTAAATATTCCTTCCAAGTTAATCTATGACGATATGGGAATAGTTGATGACGTTCCTGTATTACTCAATGATGTTTCCTTGGAGGAGAGTTATGAGGGTCAGTTTGAAGATAGAAGGGTTATCACTTGGAATTTAACTTTCACCCTTAAAACGAATATATTCAAACCAGTTAAAGAGTCTGATTTGATTCGTCAAGTTGAGACTAATATTATTTCAACTCCAACAGGAGATTCTGGTGAAGTGACTCCTCAAGAAAAACAACAAGCACAAGAATCTGGTTCCAAATCCAAATCTGTAACCAAACCAGGACTTACAGATCAAGGTCAACCAACAACGAAAGAATCTGAATCTATCCCAAAAGAGCAAATTGAAGCAGATGATGACTTCGGTTTTATTGAAGATTTCTTAGAGGGTATCTAATGTCAAAAGATTTCAAAGATATAGAAGAAGTGTTGGATATACTACCAGAAGATTCTGAAATAAAAGACTTGACAGAAGTTGAAGATGGTAGTATAATAGAAATTCAAGATGAAAAAGATGAGTTTTCAGAGGAAATGCAAGACAGTCGAAGAAAAGATTACAAGTTTGCGAGAAAGAATCTGAAAAATGCTATGGAGATTGGGAACGAAGCTTTGGAAGACTTGATAGAGATTGCGAAGAGTTCTCAACAACCAAGAGCATATGAAGTGATAGCAACTCTTGTGAAGAATGTTTCTGATGCTTCTGATAAACTGATGGATGTCAATAAGAAACTTCACGAAATCGAAATAATAGCAGAACCTGAAAAGAATTTAAAAAATATGGATAAACTTGAATTGAATCAACAGAACAACACTTACTATGTTGGTTCAACGGCAGACTTACAAGAACTTATCAACAACACAATATCAGATAAAACTTTGATAGAAGTTGATAAGGTCGATGAGGAGGAATAATGCCGACTTATGAATATGAATGTACAAATTGTGGTCATAGATTCGAAAGAATCCAAAGCATAAATGACGAACCTCTCAAAACTTGCGTGAAGTGTAATGAGAAGACTCTCAAAAAACTATTTCACACTTCTGGAATCATATTCAAAGGTTCTGGTTTCTATACAACAGACTATAAGAAAAAGGGAAAGTGATGGAAGATTCCGATCAAGAAATTGGACATTTTCAAGGAAACCCTCTTGTTAAAAAAGTTGGAGCTCAGATCCAATTTACAAAAGAGCAAGTTGAGGAATATGTTAAATGTGCTCAAGACCCCTTTTATTTCATTGAAAAGTATATGAAGATTGTCACCATTGATGCTGGTGTTCAAGTCATCAAACTATATGATTTTCAAAGAGAGATGATCAACAAGTTTATCAATGAGAAGTTTATTTTAGCAAAATGTGCCAGACAGTCTGGAAAGACTATTGGTGTTGAATCTTTTATCCTTTGGTCTATTTTATTCAAGGACAACTATCGTGTGGGTATGTTTGCAAATAAGTTCGACACATCCAAAAAGATTTTAAAAGAAATCAAATATTCATATGAACAACTCCCTATGTGGCTACAACAGGGTGTTATTACTTGGAACAAGCATAGTATAGAACTTGAGAATGGTTCCTCAATCACATCATCCTCAACTTCTGGTGATGCTGGACGATCAAGAACATACAATTTGGTATTCTTGGACGAGTTTGCCTTTGTTCCAGATTATGTTGCTGCTGATTTTTTCACGGCAGTTTATCCAACGATATCCTCTGGTAAGAACACAAAAGTTATTATTATTTCAACTCCAAATGGGTTGAACTTCTTTTATAGAATGTGGGTTGAAGCACAAGAAGGTAGATCAAACTACAAATTATTTGAAGCAAACTGGAGAGCAGTTCCAAGTCGAGATGATGCTTGGGCAGATGAAACTCTTGCCAACGTTGGAGAAAAAGCATTTCAACAAGAGTATGAGTGTGACTTCTTAGGTTCATCAAACACTTTGATATCAACTACGAAAATAAAAGAGATGGTATGGAAAAAACCTGTGAAGAGATATCCTGGAGGTTTAGCAATCTATGAGGAACCTAAACCAAGGAATCAATATATAATCACTGTGGACGTTTCCAGAGGTATTGGGAAGGACTACTCAGCATTCACTGTAATTAACGTTACAGACTTCCCATATAAGATTGCAGCAAAGTATCAGAATAATGAAATATCCCCTATGGTATTTCCAAACACGATATATGAAACTGCAACCCACTTCAATCAAGCAATGGTTTTAGTTGAGGTGAACGATATTGGAGAACAGGTTGGGGCAATCCTTTACAATGATTTGGAATATGAAGACTTGATTATGACTGAACATGGTGGAAGAAAAGGGCAAAGAATCTCTTCAGGGTTTGGTGGTAATGTATACTATGGTGTCAGGATGACTGGTAATGTAAAAAAGATCGGAATGGCAAATTTAAAAACCATGATAGAATCTGATAAATTGCTAATACACGATGTTGATATCATTACAGAACTGTCCACTTTTGTTCAAAAAAGAAACAGTTACGAGGCAGAAGAAGGTTATCATGACGATTTAGTTATGTGCCTTGTAATTTTTGGTTGGGTTTCGAATCAGGAATATTTCAAAGAATTGACAAACTCTGATATTAGAAAAAAATTAGAAAAAGAAAGAGAACAAGAGATAATGGAAGCAACTTTACCACCTGGATTTGTTGTAAACGGAGAAGAGGAAGAGACTTTCACTGATTCTGATGGAACTGTCTGGTTTACTGTTCGTTGAAAAATCGTTAATTTATAAATATCTGTAAATAAAAATAGTTTTTATTTGTTTTATAAAAAGGAGAAAAATATGGCATCATTATTAAGTCCAGGTGTTATATCGAGAGAAATAGACTTGACAACAGCAACCCCTGCTGTTGCTACTACAGAGGGCGGAATTGCTCTTGACGCTCAATGGGGTCCAGCAGAAAAGTTAGTTTTGGTGACTGATGAGGTTGATTTGGTTGATGTTTTCGGGAAACCAAATGATGCTAATGCTGCCAGATGGTTTACTGCTAAAAACTTTTTATCATATTCTGGAGCATTATATGTTTCAAGAGCAC